TTATGGCCTCCCGGCACTGCCGGGGGGTCTTTTTTTTTGGGCTGTTGGCTGGGCTGTTCTGGGGTGTTTGGGGGTGCTTGCCGTCTACACACCGGGCAAGCCTGCTTATTACCTTATGTCTTTGAAGGGGAACGATTATTGGCGCAAGGGGGCTGTGCTAATGGCTGTGCATAACAGCGCCCAATGACAGCAAAAAATACAATTGGCTGGTGCGTAGAGTTTTGTCTCCCGGGCTAATACGCGCGCACATGCGTGGGGAAACATAACAGCGCAATTTTAGAAGGGGACACCACCCTACAGGGGGGGATATGGCCTAAAAAACAACCCAAAATATCCCCAGCGAATCCGCCAAAAATTCGCTTTCCATTGTATATATTATGCGACAATATGTTGCTTATTTGTCACAGTATAACTTATTGAAAAATAAGTATTTTTCGAGGGGGGTTGGCTAGGGCCACCACGCCCTACCCATACGTCTATACACCCAGCCGCTCAAAATTTTATTTTTTTAAGCATTTATACTAATAGTTGTGCTGTGCTTCTAGATACACCAGATAGTTAGAATTGTGCTGTCATTAGGTAGAAAACAGACAATAAAAAACCCCACAGGATTGCCTGTGAGGTGTTCTGAGGTGTTCTTATGTAGGCTGACAAACCTGACATAATACACAATACTGGGGTATAGTATGTTTACCTGCGGCAAACATAAATATATTATACACCCCCACAGAGGTTTTGTCAAGGGAAAAACGACAACAGCACAATTTTTTTTATTTTTTCCCTGTTTTTAGCCATTTATTAGCACACCCAAACAGCGAACAGCGCAACAACACTACAACCAAAAACACTATTTTTAGCACTGTAGCCTAAAATTAACAAAAATCGGCAGAAAACAGCCAAAAACAGCAAAACTAAAACTTTTTTTTAGTTTTTTTTACTTTTTTACTTGACAAACACCCCAGATAGCATTATAATAGATATATACGCTACTTTTATTTGTGCGGTGTTTCTCCTTTGCTATGCACACTCAACGCCTTCCCAACAACACAACAGTATATTTGAAGGGTCTTAGTGAGTTCCATACAAAGGAGCAACAAAATAGTGTATATTAACAATCAGAAATTGTTTTATAATCAAGTAACAACTCAGTAGTTTACGCATGGCCGAAGGACTTATTAAAAAAAATCTTACCGAAAAACAAGAAAAGTTTCTTGAAGCGTTATTTGATAACCACGGTAATGTAGCGGCATCATTGCGGGACGCTGGATATAGCCCCCACAGCCGAAAAGATGTTCTTGCTGCTCTCAAGGATGAAATCCAAGAGCGTACACGAATGCTTTTGAATGGTGCTGCGGTTGAGGCAGCACAGAACATCGTAGATACCATGAACCTAGGCAACAACATGGATGTGCCTGTTAATCGCCTAGAATTGCGGTATAAAGCTGCTGGAGACATTCTGGATAGGATTGGCATCACCAAGCGACAACAACTCGATGTAACAGGCGAAATCAAACATGGGATTGTGCTGTTGCCCGGAAAGAAACCGATGGTTGATGTAACACCTACCGACAGGCACATTCATACTGAAAATGGCGGGTAGACCAAAACTTGCTCCCGGTGAAAAGGGAAACTACCATGTAAGTCGTGCAGTAAAGGCTAAACAGATAGCCAAGAAAAAACTGCGGGATGCTGTGAATGACGCAGAAAAAAAGAAAATTGCTGCTCAAAAGGCTAGAAATAGCGCAGAAAAGAAAAAGCGCAAACACGCCAAAACAGTTGACTTACTTGAAAATGGTGGAGTAACAGACGAGGATTTTCTTGATTCTGTACCTAAACAAGTCCGTGAAGCAATTGAACAGGGTGAACAGGAACTAATCTTTTCACCAAACCCCGGACCCCAAACAGAGTTTCTTGCCTCTCCAGAAAAAGAAGTTTTGTACGGTGGTGCGGCAGGCGGTGGCAAAAGCTACGCATTACTGGTTGATCCCCTCCGCTACGCCGACAATAAAAACTTTCGTGGGCTGTTGTTGCGTAGAACTCTCGGTGAACTTGCTGAACTGATCGACCAATCCAAAAAGTTGTACCCAAAGGCTTTTCCTTCTGCCTATTATCGTGAAAGCAAAAACCTTTGGGTATTTCCGTCCGGTGCAACAATTCTATTATCCTATGTGGATAAGGACCAAGACGTAACACGCTACCAAGGTCAGGCTTTTTCTTGGATTGGTGTGGATGAGTTGGGGCACTACCCAACACCCTACGTTTGGGATTACCTGCGCTCTCGTCTTCGTACAACAGATCAGTCGATTGAAACGTATATGAGGGCTTCTGCTAACCCCGGCGGTGTTGGCGGGTGGTGGATCAAGAAAATGTTTATTGATCCGGAAACACCAAACACCCCATTTGCTGCTTGCGATATGGAAACAGGTAAACCTCTTCTGTATCCAAAAAACCATCTAAAAGAAGGGCAGCCGCTATTCTACAGGAAGTTTGTTCCTGCAAGACTTACCGACAACCCTTACTTAATGGCATCTGGCGAATACGAAGCTATGCTGTTGTCGTTGCCGGAAGTAGAACGCAGAAGGTTACTTGAAGGAGACTGGGATGTTGCAGAGGGTGCGGCGTTTGCAGAATTTAATCGTTACCTTCATGTGTGCGACCCCTTTGAGATACCTCGTGGCTGGCCTCGCTTTCGTGCTGCTGACTACGGCTTTAGTAGCCCCTCTTGTGTTCTTTGGGGTGCTGTGGATCATGATGGTAATATATGGATTTATCGGGAACTGTATGCTAAGAGGCTTACGGCTGATGCTCTGGCCGATGCTATTTATGAAGCAGAAGCTATGGACCCCTCGATGTACACCGCAGTCCTTGACAAATCATGCTGGAACAAAGTAGCAGGCGCACCTTCTGTTGCTCAAACTATGATTACAAAAGGAATCCGTTGGCTCCCTTCTAACTCGGATAGGATCGCAGGTAAGCTTGAAGTACACAAACGATTACAATGCAACCCAGAAACTGGCGAACCACGTATTAAAATCTTCTCAACGTGTACTAATCTTGTACGAACGCTACCAGCAATCCCCTTATCTAAAACTAACAGCGAAGACGTCGATACTAAATCTGAAGATCACGCCTATGACGCATTAAGGTACATGTGCATGACACGGCAAATTAACAACATTAATTACAATTCATGGGCACATAGAGTAAGGGATACTATGCCCGAGCCTCGTGATATTGTGTTTGGATATTAGTCATGGCTAAAGGTAAAGAGATTACTACAGGGTTTACGATTGATCTTTCTGATCCAACGGACCCTTTTCGTCGTATTCTTGAGAGTATTGTCAACACCTACGCGCAAGATTTTAAAAATGTCCCAGAAGATCAGGCTATTTTAAAACCCACTCGTAAATTGGCTTCCGGGCTTATTGATCGTTTTGCACAACTAGAAGGAATCAGACTTCCCTATGGAGATGAAAGCAATAAAACTCTAACTATGAACTCTAGCCTTAGAGCCTTTGAATCGCTGGGTCTTGTAAAAAAAGGCACTAAAAAAGTTGGTAGAACTACTATAAATACTTGGGATTTTACTGATAAGATGGATGACATCATCAATTTAGTAAAAACAGGACAGACACCTGCGGAAGCATTAGCATCTAGCTTACCACAACTTGCGCCACCAAAAACCCCAGAAGCACCTAAAAAAAGAAAAAACATAACCCCGGATGTTTCTGAAAAATCTGTTCTTCCTCCAACAGCACAGCCGGAACCAACTTTAGCTAAACAAGCGCGGGAGTTTTTAGAGCAACAGGGCAAAAAAGTACCAAAACAAATTGCTGGAGAAGCGGTTGAAACTGTAACTGCTCGTGAAGCAATTGACATGATTCTTAAAGAAAGTCGAGAAAGAACTTCGGCTGCTGCTACAAAAGCAGAACAGGAGGCGCTTGAAAAACTAGCGGGCAAACCCTTTAAAGAAATTCCACAGCAGCTTGTTGAAGCTTTTATGAAAAATCGTGGAAAATTACTTAAAGGTGCTTTACCTGTTCTTGCGGGCGGTGCTGCTGGTTTTGCGGCTAAAGGCGCAGAAGCACTTGAATATGTAATGAAGCCAACACCTGTTGGTTTATCCCCAGAAAATATTGGTTTAGGTGAGGCACGAGAAGTACGAGACTTAGCTGTTCAGCTTCAGGATGAGGCTGGCAATATTGATCGACAAAAATTAGACGAGTTGATTAAAGGAGGTGATCCCACGGCACAACGGTTGCAAATGTATCATAGTGAATCTCCTCTTCGTACTGTTCAAGATTACGAAGAACTTGTAGCAGAACGAGAAGCGCCGTTGAAACAGGGAGAGGCCATGCAAGAAGACCTAGAACGTAGCATGGCGTTTAGAAACCAGATGCAAAAGCTGATGGAACAACGACAACAACAAAGATAAGGAACACTACAATGGAATTTAATGACAAAATGAAAATTATGCAGGGTGATCTAAATCCTGCCGCAGAAAGCAAGCTTATGCGTGGCAAGATGGAAGACTTTGCTGGCATGGTTAAGCGCGAAGGTCCATACGAAGTTATGGCACCAAAGAAGCAAATGCACCCAACAGTTCAGTCTGAATTTATGCGGATGGCAGACGAAAAAGACTACTAAGTTTTACTATGGCATTCCTCGAAACTGATGAAAAGGACATCAACGGCAAGAATACAGACCTTGCTATTGATGTCCGTGTGTCCGAAGAAGCAAGTTCAACTATGTTGAGCGGGCTTGTTGGTCATGTTCGTGCAAAATTTAAAGATGCAGAAGACGGTCGCTATTCTGATGAACAACGGTGGCTAAAAGCCTATAAAAACTATCGAGGACTGTCAAACAATCAGAATAATGATAACCTACGCGAGAGCGAACGCTCTCGTGTGTTTATTAAGATTACCAAGGTAAAGGTTCTTGCAGCCGTAGGACAAATTAGCGATATTCTTTTTGCTAATAAAAAGTTTCCTATTGTTGTTGAGTCAACACCAAATCCTGAAGGCATTCCTGAATTTGCACATCTAAAGTTGCCACAAGAGCAACAGATTGAAAGCCCTTTTGGTTTTCCTGAAGATGGCATGGAACTCCTTCCCGGTGCAACATCAGCAACTGCTCTTATGGCAGGAAGTAATCCTGTAACTCGTAATCTT